ATCTCAGCAAATTTTATTTCTTCTGTCATTTTTTCCCTTTCGAAAAAAAGATATGGTTTTTCTTGAGTAAAACAGAGAGTTTCTTTTAAAACTGGCGCGGTATCACCAGCAGTTCTCTCACTTAAAAATGTTTCTAAATCTTGAAGGTTTTTAACAGCCGGAATATCTGCTCCTAAAATAGCAATTCCAGTTAGAAACCATCCCGTTTCCTGAATGTGTTTCATTTCCACGCTGACTTGCTTATAAAGTCCTTGCTTGAATGCTCTCAGTAAAATATCAGGAACTTTCACAAAATCAGCAATAATTTTTTGACCTTTTATTTTAAAGTTTTCAATCCATCCAAGTGCCGGGTCTCCATCTGATTGCCCTGCAAGGATTTGTTCAGTGCTATGACCAATCTTTATTGGAGCTTTTAAACTTCCTTTTAGCATCATGCTGTTGGAGTTATTAACAATTTCCTCAAGATCATCCTTTGTGAACTTAAAACCATTCCAGGTTCCAACGCTAAAAATCTCCACTTCTCTAATTTCTTTCATATTACCTCAAAACTTAGTGCCATTTGCATATGCGTCGTGTTGATCAATCCCACTTGATAAATTGTCCCTGATTCTAAAAAATAATCTATCTTTTGTGTTTTTCCTGAGTCTTATTCCATATTTAGGCCCAAATATCATCTCAAAATCAAACACAGGCGCGTAAGCATCAGCACCACCACCACTTATATCCAATTTAAAAGCCTCTGTTCCTGTTCCGAAACCAGATTGCAGCAAAGCAGCTCTTTCAAGATCCAAGTTTGTTTTTAAATTATTTGAAATAATAACAGTTCCTAGGTCTTGAGTCTCCCAAATCAATTGGGTTCCATTTGTCAAAGCTGTAAGATTTCCATATTTATTAAGTGATGCTCCTGCATCTGCAATGATTAAAGAAATTGTTTTTATATAAAGATCGAAATCAGAAACGGCTTGTACTGAAAAATCAACTGAATTAGCAGAGCCGTTTACTCTAAAATCACTTGATCCTCTATTATTAGCAAAATACTGAACAAATGGAATTGACGAAAGTTTTTCATCTTTCGGTGGGTGTTGATGAATCACCGCCGTTAGTTCGCCTTCTCCATTTATTTTCAAAGGCATTCCATTTGACTTATTCACTAAATAAGCTTTGATCATTATTCAATTTCCTCAATTCTTTGAACAGAAACAAGTCCTCTAACTGCACTTGCAGAGTCTATGCTAAAAGCAATTGAAGAGTTTTGGGGTATAATGATATTTGATGTAGTTCTTAAATGCTCCATTTCTTTCGGAACATTGCAAGACTGAGGAAATATTTCACCGCCATTTGTTAAATTTGTAATTCCAGTATCTTGTTTTATTGTTGCTGTGATTGTTCGCGGGCTTCCTAAGTTCCTGTTGACTGGCACAATATCAGAAGCACTTGAAAAAGTTGGCGTTCCTGTTACCGATCTCATTGATATAATAGAAGCAGAGTTTGACCAGATCCTAACATCAGTCACGTTAAGCTGATCAACTCCAGTATTTTTTAAATAAAAAAAGTAATTACCGCCGGAAGACGGAACAACTGAAAATGGAAGTGAAAAAACATTCCCATTATTATTTAAATAACGGTCCTCTGGCACTTGAGTCGAATAAGTCCAAAGCCTAAAGTCAGAGTCGACTTTTGATGAATATGGTTTTCCTGTTCCGTTTATTAAATTGAAATCCATCTTTAGTCCTCTAAATAACAAGTGAATGCGACAAGCATTTTAAACTTTTTGTTTCTTTTTGGTGGTGTGATATTAACGCCAATTGAGGAACCACAAGGAATTGTCGTTGCTTCAGTTGTCATCGTTAAACTAACGGGCCCGACAAAAGAAGTTGGGAAAAAAACCTCACCGTCTAAAAAATCATCTCCCGTTTTTCCTTTGAAAGCATCAATATTGAGTGAATTCATCGAACAGAAATTTCTGTTTTTAATGTAATCGCAATCAATTCTTGAATCAATTATTTTTCCTTTATTAGCATTTTTAATAAATTCCACTTCATACTCACCCGAACCGCCTTCACTTTGAATTGTGTTTAAATAAAAGTTTTCTAAAACAATAGGCTTTTTTTCTTTGTTCTTTAGATAAAAGACCGCTGTTTTTTTGTCATCAAGTAAATAAATCCAGCCTGTATTAACATTGTAGGCGTTTCCATCGATAGACTTTTGTTCATTGTGTGCTCTGATTAGTGAATCAGTCCATAGCCTTTTGTTTCTGACTCTTGCAGCACCTAAATCTTCAGGGTCTCTATAAATTCCCATTTCCATTAAACGTCCTCATAATAATAACAAGCAACTGCTATTTCAACGACTTGAGAAGTGTTTCCTGTTGGGGGTGTATATTTAATTCCTAAGCTTTTATTTTTTGGGATTATCAAGCCATCTGCTGCAATAGGAATCCTCTGACTAGTTGAACCGGATCTTGTCGTTAAATAATTTGACCCATTTGTGAAAGTTTTCCCAATTGCTCCTTTATATGCAATTCCGTCAAAATTTTCTTCGCTGCCAAAGTTTCGAACTCCTTTAATCGGAGTTTCAACCGCATCATCAACAATAGTCCCTGATGTCGGATTCTTTAAAAGAACAATCCTTGAATCACCGCTTCCGCCAGTTGAGTTTCCTAGTAAATAAAAGACGGCTTCAACGACAAGAGTTTTACCAAAAGCGTTTGTATTTTTGATAAAAATCAATGCTGATTCAGTATCAGAATTCAACGTTATTTCTTCTGTGTTGATATTGAAAGCCTCATTTCTAAAACTAGACTCAAGGATTTCACTTGCAATGATTGACCGAACCCAAGCCCTATTGGTACTGTCCACTTTCAAATATATTACTTCTCCCGTCCCGTTTTCAATTCTCATGATAAAATCTCAATAAGCAATTCATTGTTTTTTTCTAAAAGATTAATAATTTTTTCAAGCTTCAGACTATTTTCTTCTTTGCTGAATTCATAAAGAATCAAAAGTTCATCACTAGCATTGCAATTTGACAAATCAGCATTTAAAAAAACGGTCCTTCCTTTTGTTTCTCCATTAGAGATTGATTTTGAAGGATTGAAAATTAAATCACCTGTAGTCACATTGATAACAGAAACAAGAGATTTAAAATCGGATTCTTTTATTTCTAAACGCCTTTTTAATGGTTCAAAAGAATATTTTTTGCAAATCTTTGTGTTAGACGGAACAAAGTTTCCTGGACTTATAACGTTTCCAAATTTATCACGTTTTATTGCGTTCATCTTCTTACTCGAATCACGTTTGTTCTCTCATCAATGTTCACTGTGTGCTCTTTTCTTTTTGAAAGCCAAATTGTAATAAAAATATTAATTAAGAAACTCGCAATTGATCCAAAAACCATAAAAGTTGTTACCATTCCTTGAAAAGTTGATATTTTATCCTCAACACTTCTCAAACCTTTTGAAAGCTCCTTGATTTGCTCGTTAGATGTTGCCAGGTCTAGACTGTAAAGACGATTATTTTTCTCAATTTGTTCAATTTTCCATGACTCAAGTCTTGCTACTCGTTCACTAACTGTTGATATATTCTTTTCAATGACTTGCGCTCTGTGCTCAATCCGTTCAAGACTTTTCAAGATTAGCTTGTCAATCTCGCTTGTCGTCTCAGCTCCTGCAATTGTTGAAAAAAAAATGATCAAAAACAAAACAAAGCATTTAAGAAACAATCCCAAAACCGTTGCCAGGCTGTTCAAGTTCCCCATTTTTCCGTGCTTTGCTGCTAATTGAGTAATCATCTAAAACAGTTACCGGGATTATAGTTGACCTACAATTGAAGTGATTTGGCGGAGTGATGTTGTTCCAAATCGGATCATTTTTTAAAAAGATTCTTCCATCATATGCTTCGCAAAAGTCTGTCACTCTTGAATCAATTATTGCAGAATACTCAAAAGCTTCAACGAAATCACTCAAATCTGGGTCAGAGTATACAGCAAGAGCTGCTTGATTAAAAGCGTCTGTTATATTTGTTCGAGCAATTGTCTCAAGCCTAGCTCTCCTTTGCTTATCGGGCTGCCCGGTTTCCTCATCTTTTCGACCTACCAAATCCGGCAAAACGTCATTCAATTGTTGAACAATTTCATCATAAGAAAGCTCATTCTTTATGCCTTCCAAGAGAATCATCCTTGCTTTTTCGAGTATGCTTTCAGAAATGTTTCCGGTGATTTCGAATGATTTTGCTGAAAAATATTTTTCCGCTGTATCGAGTCGTAAACCTTCTGTAAACGTTGCAATTGTCCAATTGTTTTTTGTAGCAAGTCGCTTTGACATACTTGCTGAAAGCAATAATCTCTGTGACATTTCAGAAGAAATACCTTTTTCATCAATGACATTTTCAATCGCGTTTTTCGCTGTTTTTCTTCCGTTTTCATAGCTTTTTCGTAAATAATTCCTAATGATTTGATTTAGATCAGATTTCAAGCTCGAACTAATTGAGTTATTCAAAGCAATTAGCTGCCTTTCTAAGTCTGTCTTATTGACATCAGCTTGATCATCTTGACCGTTTTTAGGTGTTGGTGCTGCTTCAATGATTCTGACAATCTCATTTGAGACATTGAAAACCATCTCATCAACAATATTACCTGTTTTTTCGACGAAACTTTGTTCAAGACTAGAAAAACTTTGCTTAACTTCTGCAAAGTCGATTCGATTTTGAAAAGTATTTGATTTAATATTGTGTTCAATATCTTGTTGAACTTCTCCGACACTCGTTTGACTTCCCGGCCCAAATGTTGGGGGTGTTGTGTTTTCAGAAGGCAATGGCAAGTTTGTTGAAGCAAAACCCGCTTCTTTTTCTTCGCGTTTGCTATCGTCAATTTCCTTTTTATTTGGTTTTTCCGCTGATTCATCTTTTCCAGTTTCTTCCTTTTTATTTTTTTCTCGTCTATCATATTCCAGAAGCTCCCTTGTTCGGTTTTCATCGTCAATAGTGCTTTGAACTACTCCGTTTTTAACTGCTTCAATCCATGACTTGACCATCTCTTTCTTTTGTTCATTTGTGATTTCTTCAAAAGAGAAAATTGGGAAATCATCGGTCCCGAAATTCCACCAAGCCAATTGTTTAAAAACTTGCTCGTTCAGTGTGTCCGCTAGCTCATCCGATTGCTGATCAATTACTTTCATAAAAGCATTAAAATGAACTTCAGCTTGTGCAAGTGAACCAGCACCACCATTTTCTGAAAACCCAAGCAAATTGGGAACCATCAAAGCCTTCGCAATTTGTAAATCTTTGTGCTGAACTGCTCTTTCGTATGCGTCAGTACTTGCAGCTTGTACAACTTTTAAATCCCAACCCGCTGGCATTCTTACAGATGTTCCTTGAGAAACATTGCTGAGAATTCTTTCAAACTGATTTGTCTCGTTATCATCTAAAGCAGCAGCCATCTCATTCGGAGTTGCAACTAGAAAACCGCTCGCTAATTTCTCAATGTAAATATTCCACATTTTAGAAATATTGTCTTTCTCCCAAAAAGCCCTGTAAGCAGCTCTTAAATCTGATTCCCCATAAACATAATCGAGATGTTGGTTTGTAATATGAATAATGAACTTTTCAGCGTTTAGCTTTAAAATTCCTGAGCCAATTTCCTGTTCAAGTTTCTTGATGTTTCCGAATTGATCTTGTTTGAAAACAAAAGAATCAAATGGTTTCGGTTTCACATTTTTTAAAAACCAATAATCTTTTCCACCATATTCTTTAACAATAAAATTCTTTTCGCTTACACTGTAACCATAAGCCTTTGACATCAAAACATAGTTAAGAGTGGAAGCAAAAGAACCTTTCAAAACTTTCTCAATGTTGTGAAGAAAAAAAGATTCCATTTTTTCGTGGAGTGGGTTTTCTGCATCTTTTGCGAAACGAAAGTTTCTTGATGTAATGAAATTCAGGGTAAGATTAAAAGCAGCTTTAACTTGTGGATCTCGTAACATTTTCCGGTAAATATCTTTACCTTTTCTAGCTACTAATTCATCTGGCCTGTAAGTTTCAAAATATCCAGAATTGTTTGCAAAAAAAGAAACGTCAGACCATGCTGTTTCCTGAATAACGGGTTTGTTTTTTGCCATTTAAAAAACCTCTTTATTTTGTCTTATCGCAATCCCTGCGTTTCCTTTTGGTAACTCAAACTTAATTTTCGAAAAATTCAAAAGAGCTTGAGAAGTAGCATCAACTTGATCATTATTAGCAGCATTAGGGAAAGTCACAAGTTCTTCTATATAGTCCTTAATCCAATTACAATAATTTTGATTTGGTAGAAAAACATTACCAGAATCAAAAAACGGTGATACTGCTTCAAGATTTGCTTCTTTGCTAGAATTATTTTCTTGAGCAATTAAACCCGGCACTGTTGTTTTTAGATCGTCGATAATTGCTGGCCCATTCGCTTTTGCTTCAATAATTTTACGCCTAGCTAGCGGGTATTTATTTGAAAAAAATATCACTGCTTCTTTAGCTCCTACAAATCCCGTTCTTTTTCTGAATTGGTCAATCAGATAAAAGTTACCGTTTGACCTTCCCCAAACTTGGCCGACTACGTAAGAGCCGTCAGTGGTTTTTTTAAAAGACATGTCCCAACTTTGAATGATCTCTTGAAAACTTGCAGGAAGCTTGTCATAAAAACGCAAACTATCTCGTTTTATGATTCCACCTTCTTGAGCTGCCGGCCTATTTGCATAAAGGCCCGTCCATACTTGTTCGGATATTGCATTTTTTGTTTTTAAAAGTTCTTTCCTGTCAAAACGTTCAGGACATAAAGCCTCGCCAATTTTCCTGCCCATGGGATCGTTTTTTTCTGCTAATGCAGGCAATCTTATCAAGTTCCAATCGTCTCCGTGCTCGTTAATTAAGTAACCAGTTAAATCGAGTTCGTGCCACCGAGTCATTAAAACGATTATTGTTGTTCCGGGCTGCTTTCTTGTGTAAAGAGTACTGTCAAACCATTCTGCATTGCGTCTTTGATATGCTTTTGATTTTGCTTCAGCCCAGTTTTTCACGGGATCATCGATAATCATTAAATCACCGCTTTTACCTGTGATGGGTCCACCAATTCCCACGGAAGCCATTGAGCCGCCTTCAGTTGTTAGCCAAAAATTACTTGCTTTTGAATCTTTTGCCACTTCGACTTCAAGTTTTGGATTATGCAAAAACTCATTTCGAACTTGCTTGCCCCAGCTTTCAGCATAATTTGCCTCATAAGTGGAAAGAATTACTCTTTTTTTTGGAAAGTTTTCAAGATACCAAATTGGCAAATATTTTGAGATAAATTGTGATTTACCGTGCTGTGGCGGGATGTTGACAATGATGCGGCCATTGCCTTTAAGTATCGCTTGAGTAATTATTTGCGAAACATAAACGATGAAATCGTAAGGCTTCCAAAGGCCGTCACTAATGTACTCAGCTAAAAAATGAGGATATACTTTTGCGAGTTCAATGTAACTTATCGGAAGCTCTAAATCATTCATATTCAATGACGATGATTTGACAATTGTTTATCAGTTTTTTTCCCAAAAAATAAAAATAAAATGGTAAGGCTAAACCGAAAGTAACGAAGCAAAGTATAGTCCACAAAATAATGTGAATAAACATGCTAAAAAATCCAATATTGCACTTAATTTCATAAACTTTTCTCATTATTCCTTTTCGTTTGTTTTCTTTTCTCTTAAAACATTCCAAAGATCTTGAATTGCTTTTTGTCCTTTTTTTGTCTTTCTTACTTTTTCGTAGATTTCACGTTTATTTTTGTCCTCAAGTTTTATTTCCTGCTCTGTTTTGATGTATTGGCTGTCATGAAGACCAAAATAGTTTGAGAATAAAAACTTTGTGAAATTTGAGTTATATTCTCCCGTTAATGTTTTTTCCTCTTGATCGGCTTGAATCCTTAGCTTTGCCATTTCCACAACTTCATCAAGCCCATCATACCATTCTGAAATTGCTTTCCCCTTTTCGTAGTTGTGCAAAGTCTTTCTTGAAACACCCAAATACAAGCAGAGCCCGCTTACAGTAAACGGCTTTTCTTTTTCTTCCCATTCATCAAAATACTCAGCGCACTTGTGCCTTAGTTGAGAAGGATTGTATTTTGGTTTATTCGTTTCCATTTTAAATCACGATTGAATTTAAGAAAGCAGTGCGTTTTTTTCACTCTCCAAGTTATCAGCTTTTTGTTTTTTGTTAAAGCTGTTCTCTTTTTCATCAAAGTATTGAGAAGGAATATCATATTCATATTGTTTGATCATCTGCCCGAATCCTATCAAATAACTAAAGTTGTTCATGTTCCCTTTTTAAATAATTATAAATATCTTTTAATTTATATTGAACGCCGTTTTTCCTGCACTTTCTGAATCGAATCCCTTTATTGTTTTTTCTGTTTTCTCTTAGTTGCTCAAGAGTATATCCAAAAATTTCACAAACTTCTAATTCATTGAGAAAAATTTGCTCATTCATAAGTAATGAAAATTATTTATTTTAACCATTTTGTTCCTTTTTATAATGTAAATATTAAATTTATTGCCAAAAAATAGCGTTTTTAATCAAAAAAACAGCTAATTCTCCAGCTTTTCAGCTTATCGTGTAAAATTCAACATTTAAAAACATTTAACGATTCATAGGCTTATGGTAAAAATCAACATAAACACAAAAACTTTACATTGAAGGCTTGACATTAAAAGCATGAACCTTTACATTATAAACAGATCGCAACACAGCGAAACACAATAACTTTAAAAAAGGAAAATATGAGAATTGAGTCATACAGGGATTTTACAGAAAAAATGAGGGAATTAATCCCGCCTGAACACTCCACATTCATCTTCGATGATGAGGCTGGTCATGTAGGCCATCAAACAAATAATGTGTTTAAATAAAGGAAGCTATGGAAAATCTACAACTAGAAAAAATTCTTTTAAAAATCTATTCATGTCTCAAAAAAGACATGATATTGCTGTTTGTAAGAGACAAAACTTTATATGCAGGAAGTGCTTCAATTATGTTTAAAATTCCCGTGTCATTAGAAGACACTTGGATAGTTCCCCAATTTATGAGTGCAGATGAACTAAAAGAAGCAATCAAGATGATCTGCTTCGGGAACTACATTGAGAAAGAAAACTACAAAGAGAAAAACAGCCATTTTCATGGCACTGCTGAACGTCTTTTCTCAGATAGAAAACAAGGTGAATGTGAGCAAATCATTTTAGATGTAAAACTACTAAAATTGATTTGTGACGTTTCATCACTTTTGGGAAAAGAGAAGTGCAAAAAGATCAAAATCAATCCATCTAATGATCACCCAAACCGATTTTTCTTAGGCGATACAGAGAACACGGAAGCAGAAGTTATTTTGATGGGCATGAGATAGTAATTAATACAAACTTTAGAAAAAGGCATAGAATGGAATATTCAGGAAAATATTTTAAAGCAGCAGAAACAAAAAGAGCCCTATTGGGCTCTTTTGAGCAAATAAGCATGGTTTTTGGAGAAGAAAAAGTTAATGAAGCTATTCACAATGGCGACCTTGTCCAATGCGATAGTGAAGGGAAGGATCTTCTAAGCATACAAGAAGCAGTAGATAATATCGTAAAAATGTATATAGATACAACTATAGGATATATTGAAAACAGAATTAATTTCAATGGTTTGTTTAACGGGATTGAAGCAAAACTGTATGATCTTGTGAGAGATAACGCACTTTCTTATGAAGAAAGAAAGTTATATAAAGATATACATATAACTAAAGCATTAGAAAATTGGTTTGAGTTGAAAAACGCAATCGAACTAATCGAGATGTTAGGAGGTAAAGTAAAATGGTAAATATGGAAATGGGAATCAGCACACTAGACAACGCATATGACATAGGTAGGAAGTACAAGTATTTCCTCCAAGACTTACAATATGAACGAAACAAAATCGGTGAGCGGTGGGATTATCCGCCACAATGCCATAACTTGAAAATAGCAAGAAAGGTAAGAAATGAAAAATAGAAAGATGGTTGAAATTTCAGAAGAAACTCATTCAATTCTGAAAGAAGAAATTGAGGTATTAAAAGCGCAAAATCGATACAGTAATATCTCAATCCGATCCTTTGTGGATCAAGCCGTTTCTGAGAAAATAGAAAGGCTATATGCTGACATATGAATTAGACGTGGTTATTTACTCAGGATTTTTAGAAAGAAAGTATGAGATAGAAATCACTTATGAAATCATAGTGACTGAAACGAATCATTTTTTCGACGAAAATGATTTTGATGATTATTATGAGGAACTTGAAATTGAAATCATTAGCGTTTCATCTCCAGACTGTAAAGAGTTGGAAAGTGAAAAATATTATACAAAATACAAAATCGCTATAGAACAAGATAGTGAATCTATTGAATTAAAAGGAGAAAAATGCTCAATAAATTAATGTTGATCGGAAGACTAGGGAAAGACGTTGAAGTGCATTATACAAAAACCGGTGAGCCGGTTGCAAAGTTCTCACTCGCAACAAGTGAGAAGTACAAAGACAAGGAGGAAACAGAGTGGACAAACTGCGTGCTGTTCAGGAAAAATGCTGACAATGCCGTGGCCTTTTTAAAAAAAGGTGACTTGGTTTACATAGAGGGAAAGAAAAAAACGGGCTCTTATGTTGCCCAAGACGGTTCAAAAAAATACACAACTGACTGCATCGTCTCAGTTTTTAGGAAGCTAACTAGAAGCGATTCGAGCAATCAAACTCAAGAACAAAACCGTGAAGACGATATCCCATTTTAAAGGAAAAAGGAAAAATGAAGTTAAAAACAAAAAATATAAAGGGCAAAGAATACGTTGAAGTTTCTGAGAGAATCAGAGCTTTTAGAATGCTTTACCCATCATGGAGCCTTGAAACAGTTATTATATCAATAACTGATGAAAAAGTAGTCATGCAAGCAATCGTTAAAGATGAATCAGGTAGAATTATAGCAACTGGAACCGCTTATGAAATATCCGGAAATTCACAAGTTAACAAAACTTCATACATTGAAAACTGCGAAACATCTGCGTGGGGACGTGCTTTAGGTAATTTAGGGATTGGGCTCGAAAGTTCGATTGCGACTGCCGATGAAGTAGAACAAGCATTGTATCGACAAAACTTAAACTTAAACTTAAATCAAAAAGGCCCTACTCCAGAAAATACACCAAAAGCTAAAAATGAGGAAAGTAATAATGAGGAAGAAAAGGAAGTTTTTCAAATTTCTGAAAAAGAGATTGAGGAAGTTGACGAAATTCTTATTAAAGCTTTTCAAATTGGAGATATTCAAGAGTTAAGAAACTTTTATTCCGATAATTTAAAAAATTGGAAATCAAAATTCAATGAGGAGTCAATAAAAATAATCGTTTACGAAATCAGTAAACTTGCTGAAATGATCGAGCAAAACACTTAAAGGCTCGCCACAAGAAAGGAATCAAAACTCATGACAAGCCCAAAAAATGTTTATTAAACTAAACACTAATTCGAAAAAAGCACAAGATCTAATCAGAGATAAGCCCAAGGCCTTCCTTCTGTTGAGTCATATTGTGTTCCGAATGCTACAGCACAAAGAATGCGGAAAACTTTGTGCCTTGATTGGTGATTATTCGAAAATGGGTTTAACTCATAGAGAGTACCGAACTGCATTGAAGCACTTAAAAGACTTAGTAGTTATTGAAGCAAAACCCACAAACAAAGGGACAGAAGTCTTTTTGGTTTGTAGTGAGATATTTGACTTAACTTACTTCCAAAACGAGATTAGGGGGGACAAACAAAAGGACAAGCAAGAGACAAACAAAGGACAAACAAAAGGACAAACAGAAGAAAACCTCCAAAGCCTTACAGAACAAGGTTTTGGCATAGAACAAGAAACATCAAAGGACAAACAGAAAGACAAGCATGCGACAAGCAAAGGACAAACAGAAAGACAACTATTAAGAGATAAGAAAGAAAAGAAGAAAGAAGATAATAAGAAAAAAATAAACAAAAAAGAAAATTCAGAATTGCTCGTTTCACGAGACAATGACTTGTGCTCTAGTGAATCAATGCTTTTTGAATATTTTTTAAAAACTTATCGAGAGAAAGGAAATAGCATAAGAGAACCAAGCACCGTTCAAAATATTAAAAGCTGGAAATCATACGCTAGAAGGGTTTTAAAACTCGATGAATACGAAACCATACTCAAGGTCATAAACTTTGCATCTGATCAGCTTATGGAATTCTCAGAAGGTATTGAGTACACATTCAGAGTTGAAAGTTTGAAATCTTTCTTCGAAAAGTATGAAAAACTCAAAATTGCGATGATTCGAAAAGAGAAACAGGGAACAGGATCTTTTCAAAAAATCATTAAAGGGGAAACAAAGAATGAGTATATTGGTGAAAGTTTGTTTAATGAAAACTGGCAAACTGAATTAATCAAAAACGTAAATTAATTAAGAACTAATTATGAAAAAAAGAACGCGCTACGACAAAGAGTACCGAGAAAGAATATACCGGTACTACAAAAAAACAGGGAATTACTCAAAAACAGCCGAGTTTTTCTCGTTGCATAGAAACACAGTTGCAACAATTGTCTCTGATGTTGAAAATGGAGTCTTAATAAGACCGATTGAGATGAAAAAAAGATTAACGACAAAAGAAAAAAGGAAAATATTTGAATGCTATAATGAAACAAAGTCTTTCAATAGCGTTTCGTTAAAACTGGGTTACAGTTGTTACCTTGTTGAAAAATACATTAAAAGTCTTTCAAAGAAAATGCCTGATGATAAAACCGATTTTTTAAAGATTGACAAAGTTAATGACGATGTTTTCAAAGACTATTTGAAGTCTCAGGGATGGAAGTTCTCACACTAAAAAAGGGAAAATATGCAAATTAGAAAAATCATTGCAGAAGTAGTCAGCAAGCTTTGCATGAATCACGGAACGCAAGCAGATGAAAGTTTGATTGAGTTGTGGGCTTTTGCTCTCAACAATCTCAGCAATGAAGAAATTAAAAAAGGGATGTTTTTAGCTCTGACTGAGTGGAAAGGTTACAAAATGCCTTCAACTGCTCAATTCATTAGCTTGTGCAAAGGTAATAAAATCGACTTAATCGGTGAAGCAATGCTTGCATGGCATGATCTTGAAACAGCAATTAAAAGATATGGTGCTTATTCAAGTATTTATTTTGAAAATAAAAATATTGCGAAGTTTGTAGAACTCAATGGGGGTTGGGCTCATATTTGCGGAACTTGGCTTGAAGATGAAATGAAGTGGAAAAAAAAGGATTTTCTAGCAGAGTACCCAGCTATCAAAACTCTAGAAAATAAAGAGAATATTGTGCTAGGAATCTCAGATTCAAAAAATATGAAATTGATCTTAAAAGGTGATGCAAAGCCTCAAATTGAGTTTGTTGGAGCTGAGAAAGATAAGAAGAAAATAGAGCTTTTTATAGAAGAAAAGAAAAAAACTAATCAAAATCAAAAGAAATTAGCCATTTTATTGAGTTAAATCATGACAATATACGATAAACTTGCAAAAAACAGTCTGGATAGTTTACATTTCGAATTGTATGAAGAAAGGGTGTCAATCATGATGATTGATGGTGGGATTGATGAAGAAACAGCAAAAAGGAAAGGATTTAAAATTGCCTACAACCAACAAAAATCAAACAATAACATTCACGTTATCAGCTAAACCTTTTCCGAAACAAAGGGCCCGGGTAACAAAGAATGGATCTTTCCACATTCAGACTTATTACGACTGGATGAAAAAGGTAGTTAAAGCCTTATCTTTTGAAAAAATTGAAAAAGGTATTGAAACTATCGAGAAAATAAAAAAAGTGGAAATCTTTTTTTATAGCAATAATCAAAGACCTGATCTTGATAATTGCGCTGGTGCTGTACTTGATGCCCTTCAAAAGGCTTCAGTCATTAAAAATGACAATATCAAGTGCATCAAATGGATTGAGACAAAATTCTTTTTAATTAAAAAAGAGGAATCTCCAATAATCTCAATTAATTTAATAACAGAAGCGGGTTTTATTAGTTAGAAAAAACAAAGCCTCTAATATCTTTCAAAAGAAAAATAAAAGAGGCCGTGCTTTCCATTCAAATTCCCAAAACTTTTTCAGACTGCAACAAACCTAAAACAGGTTTAGAACAGAAAGTTTCGGTGATTTTTTATTATTCAATAAACCATAAAATTAAAAAGTTTTAAAAAAGGAACAAAATGAAAAAATTAATAAATGGGATTGAATACGAAGAAATATTTGATATAGAAAAAATCAAGGAAGGAGAACCGAATAAGCATCTCATATTAAATGAGATTGATTTGAATAATGAACAAATTCAACACTATATTTTTGAAAGCTGCATTTTCAACAGATGCAAAATTAAGTCTCTATCTTTAGGAACAGTTAACACCACATTTAATGAGTGTAGTTTTAAAGGGTTTTTTTTGGATAATTCAGTTTTTTATTCAACATATTTTATTAAAAATAATTTTAATGAGTGCGGTTTTTATGATTCACGTTTCATAAGAATTAACTTTACGGGTTCAACTTTTCAGGGATGCAACTTTTATAAATCAAATTTTGAAAATTGTGAAGGAATAGAACTTATTTCTTTTCAAGCAAATGATCATCCGTGTTGGATCATAAACGGTGAACTTTTTGTTAATGGTTTGAATTATTCAGAAAAATATAGAAGCAATAAAATGACTTTGAATGAATCAACTAGAAAGATCGTCGATATTTTTTTCAAATAGGGAACAAAATGCTATTCAATAAAAAGGTTATCTAATGATTTTATCAGATCATACAATTTTAAAAAGACTCATGAATAATGAGTTCGGCACAAATTTATCAAAAGAAAAAACCAAAATCGGCCCAGCTTCAATTGATTTTCAAATCGACGATGAATTTTTGATTCTTGAAACTTACAGAGACAAAGAAGGGAAAGATTCGCTAAGATATAGGAAAATTGATTTAGTTGATCCGAATTACCCAGAGCATTTTACCATTCCAGGAAACCTCTGTTTTTTGGGGTCGACTAACGTTTCAATTGAGATTCCAAGTGACTTGTGCGCTCATGTCCAAGGACGTTCAAGTATTGGAAGATTATTTTTAGAAGTTCACCAAACCGCCGGTTTTATTGATCCGGGTTTCAAAGGTAAAATAACTCTCGAATTCAAAAACAATACTTCGAACATTTTGAGAATTCCAAGGAATGAATATTTCTGTCAATTGATATTTGAAAAAATGGATCGTAAAGTCTGTCAAAATTATGATGGTGTTTATCTAAATCAAAACAAAGTAACAGGCTCAAAGTTTGTTAAATAAGGAACAAAATGGAAAGAAAAAAAGGAGAATGAATGAAAATAGTAAAAATAAAAAAAATATACATTCATGAACTAGAAAATCTTTATGAAAATATAAATCAAGAGTTATTTGATTTTAAAGGAGGTAGTCCGATAAGTGTTAATAAAATCAAGAATTATTTAATCCAAAAAGGTTGGGTTAAAAAAGGTTTTATAAGCTGTAATCCAACCTTGCCACCATCGGCATCAATTTGGCGAATTGAGTTAGATTCAGATTATTATGAGATAAAATTACCCGAGCACACTTCTATTTTAGGTTATTCAAGAATGATGAATGATGTATTTTATGAGTTATCAGACGCTGAGAAAAGAAATAAATTTTTTATTGCATTAGAAATTTCACAAAAAATTGATGAAATTATAGATAAGTTGAAAAGAGAAAATGAAATGGAGGATTTATGGAGAACGAGGATGAAAAGAAATCTATGATAGAAATATTATATAAAATAAAAAACTTCTTCCTTAGAATGTTCACTAAATGTTATTGGGAAGCTCCTGGTAAAGACCAGGAAGAAATTAGTGGATACTACACCCTCAAAGGATGCACCGGAAAAAGCAGCATGAAGTACTACAACATGGATCCAGAAAAATATTGCCAAAACTGTGGTCGAGCTGTAGAGGAAATAAAGGGAATATAAATCAAAATTGTGTATCGTAAATAATTAAAACGATACACAAAATTTTTACTTTAAAAAAAGCTTATTTTTAACAAGTATCTTATCAAGATTCTTTTTTGCTAAAGTTGCACTTTTCTTCTCAAAGACTTTTAAAGCTACTTTTTCAGTAACTTTTTTTGCGCTCTCCTGATCTTCTTTGCTGTGCTCGTGAATTGCTTCAGCAAGAATCAAAACAACGCTATAAAGAACTTTGTACTTCCCAAAACCAGCAATCAATCCGATTGAACCTGCAACTTCAATAATGATTCTCCAATTGTTTGCATCAGTAAAAAAATCGATCATCTAAACCCTTTCATAAATAGTTTTTCCGTTTTTCTTTTTTGCAATAAAGCACTCGTTAAAGTTTGAACAATATTTTGCAAGTGAAATATGAATCCAAGATGGTTCTAAAATCAATTGTCCGAAGCACAAACCGCTTTTTTTTATCCAGTTAAAAACCTGCTCATTATCAAAACCTTGAATGTAAAAATCAGCAGCTTCTCCATGTAAATGCTGTGAATTCTCAGAACCACCAACTGTTTTGTTTAAATCATAATACCGAAAACCGGACGTGACTTTGCATGGTGAATCAAAATGGTTTCGAATTTCCTGCAAAAGTTCATTACAAAGACTTTTTAAGTTTCTCACAATTGCTGGATGCCTTGCAAGCATCTTGTTTTTCTCTAAATGCTCAACAAAGTCTGTTCTTGTTAATTCATAAAAAGTAAAATTCTTAGAAAGTCTTTCAATTTCCATTATTCCCCTTAGTGATGATTTGAAACAATTTGTTTTGCTGATCTCTGTCTTGCTCTCTTTGTTCTTTGAAAAGTTCAATCATTGACTTTTCAAGAGACTCTAAACGCTCCATGATTCTTTGCATTCTGTTTGTGTCTCTGTAAATCAAATAAGCAATGAAAATCCCACCTATTCCGTATTCTAAAAGCACATTTTGAAATTGTTCTATCATGTCAATAAACTCACTGCTTGTTCAAGATCAATTAAGCGTTTGTTTAGTCTCTGAATTTCGTTAAGCATCGGAGCAATTAAACGTTCATAGTGAACCCCTTCTTCAATCAGATTGTCACCACTTACAACATCATAAAAAACAAAATGTGAATTGACTTGCGCAACTTGTTCAGCAATTAAACCGTATTCTTTAAAACCCGTTCCTGAATTAATATATGTGTCATTTTCTTTTCTTTTGTATTCAAAATTGACTAACCATAAATCATGAATCCAGCTTGTGTCTTCCATTGATGAAACATTGATTTTTTTTCTCAATGTAGAAGATGTGTAGCCCCATTCTCCAGTGCTATTAATATATGCTGCTCTGATCGTTTCGCCGTTCATGTCGTGATTATAAACGGCAGGAGTTGCCATAATCCCAGAAGTATCAACCCAAAATCTTGTTGCTCCAATTGTTGAGTCACGAATAAGAACTGAACCAGCGGGCCCTAAACTACCAGCAACACTATGCGCAAAAATAGACCAAATTTGCCCTTCTCCTTCTTCTAATATTATAGACGGCCCAGTGCTATTTGAATTTTTCAGATGCATTTCAGCAGATGGATTTGTTTGTCCAACTCCAATAAACGAACCTTTTACCCAAAAAACTGGCGTTGCGTCATCATAAAGAGCAAAAGTATTTGTGAAAGTAATATTGTTTGAATATGCAGTTCCTGCAATGTTCAAATTATTGATCGAGCTTGTTCCAGTAACTACCATTGTCGACGGTGTTAGTGTTGGTGCTCCGCTGTCTTGTGCTGCAAGTGCTGCAAAATTAAGCTGCAATTGATTGATATCAGCACTAGCGAGCAAGCTATTTGTGTCTTTGCTTATAACATCCCATGCCATTGAAATACCTTTAAATTAAAACGTTGTAAGTTTTATCAAGTAAACCCCAAGTACTATCATCTAAGATGAAAGGGCCCCCTTTCAGTTTACCCGCTGTTTGTGCTGTAGGAAAATCACCGTCCAAAAAATTATAGTTTTGATCAAGCAAACCAAGAGAAGAGTTGTCAAGTATAAACGGAAACTTCTTTCCTTGTGTTACCGTTGCAGCACGAATTGAATTTAAAAACAAAACTCCGCTGTATTTATCAAATTGAAGCCTTGAGCGATAAGGCATTGGGTTTACATTGTTGGAAATCCTGCAAAGCAAACTCTCCGGACTGCTTGATAAATTGATTGTTAAAAGCAATTCGTTTTGATTTCTCCACCAATCAACAATGTTTGCCCTTGTTTCTGAGTTGACAAATTCAAGCGGTATTGTGTACCTAAAATAATCCCCATTAAGTTGATAATTGTTGTGTTGTCCTGCAATAGTCCTGTTGATTTTTCTGTTAATTATGATTTCTTCTGAAAAATCAAAAGTAGGATATATCTCGAAAGGTGAGACACTTCCCACATCAGCGGTTATATGAAAACTTTCAAAGTTCATTAATAAGCCAGATTTGTTTCAACAGTTTGCAAAGAAAGATTTCCACTTGTGTAATTCCAGTACGGTCTTTCAAGTTTTGTGAACGGAGTTGAATTGTTTGCTATTTTGACAATGTACATATTACTCAAGTCATCTATGTCATAAGAAAAATAAAGGTTTCTACTGCTTCGCCACCATTCATTCATTAAGCTACTTTTTAAAGAATTCAAATGATTTAAAGGAACTCTCCATTCTCCAAATTCGCCCCACAAGTAAGAAGATTCACGCCCTTGCAAAGTTGTGTGCTCAACTAGATTTTGATTTGTTAAGTCTGCAAAATCCCAATTCGAATCAAGAGTCACAAAATCAACGCTTGTCAAAATGTCATCAATATTCAATTCAAAAGCATTTCCTGAATAATTATTTACCTCAAAACTTAAAATTGCTCCAGTCTGACTTGTCACCAGCGTTTCAACTCTGTATCTTTCAAGATCGTTTGAATGTCCGATTGTCACTGCTTCACTGTTCAAGTAAGCAATAACAGCTCCTGAACTCTGCGCTGTGTTTGTTCTTGCCCAAAAATAGGAGACGATTGAGTGAGTTGAAACGTTACTTGTCCATCGTTGTTGCAAATCATTCAAGCTATTATAATCATAACTCAAATTGCCATTTGATCCGCTGTTGACTTGAACAACTGCGCCGAAATTGGAGCTGTGCGTTTGTGTTGTGCTCAACTGTAAAGAGCTTATTGTAATACTCAAATCCCATGAACCAACATACTCAAAAGACTGTGAACCCGATAGTTGTCCTAGTAAAACCCCGATTTCAATCATAACGCTAGCAACTTTGCACAACGAACAAAAACTTTTCCGTTTATGTAGTCCGGTTTAATATTTATAATTTGGTAAATTGATTCACTACCAATCAGCATTGGATGTTGAATTTTTACAACGTCAGTCAATTCGAGATTGAAATATCTAGCAGGCAAATTGATTTCCGCAAACTCTTCTGGTTGTGTTAATTTTCTAACTAAGTTATTCAAATACAAATTTGCTGTTCCGTCGTCTAAAATATATTTAGAAGATTTAACCACTTCATTGTCAATGCCTCCTGCTTCAGCACTTTGACAAAAAATAGAATTGTTTGGATTTGCTTGAACTAGATTTTCATATTCTTGAGTTAGAAAATTAAACCCATAGTCTACTTTGACATTTTTCGCCTTTTCTGTCTCGTAAATTGAGACACCCAGAGGATTTTCTTTTAATTGAAAGCTTAATATGTCGGACGTTGTTATTGTTGCGTTAACTGTTGCAAATGCTGACTCTTGATAAGTTCTAAAGTTCACCATTCCTGAATCTGCAACCCACAAATATTGTCCGGTAATCTTACAAAATTCGTTTGAAATGTCAGTTATCTTTCTTCTCTCAGCAAAGATGCAGTTGAAAAAGTACGAACTTGAATCAGTAACTGACTGATCTTTTTGCGTTGAAATATAATCAATCGAACTTTGATCGTATATATCAGAAAGAATTGTGAAAGGATTTTCTGATACTGCTACATCTCCACAATTCACCATTGGAGAATAAATTGAGTAGTTAGAATAGTCTTTTGATGACAAGCTTACATCATAAGAGACATAAGCATTGAATAATGCAGGTGAATTTACGTCAATGTTTCCGTTCGCAATAAAATAGTGATATGCATTTGAAGCACTAAAAATAGAAGTCAAAAGACTGCTAATTCCTCCCATATCTTGAGAACCTACTAAAGTATTTGATAAGCTTGCATCGATTGAAATTATTGTCGGTGTGCTTAGTGAATCCGCTGAATAATAACCTATCCTGAAACTTTGATCAGTAACCGTTTGGAACCCTATTGCTGCAATTGAATAATTTATGCGATTTACATTGATAATGTCAGCATTGATTTTTTTTGAAATAGATATTTTAGCAAGTGCATTGTATGAGTTTGTGTCAATTTGCCTGATACCATAAGTTCCATCAATTAAATTCCCTCTGATATAATCAACATCACCCTCACTCGTTTGGTCATAAATTGATTTCTCAGACAAAACTTTATCGTCCGAAATGTACGTTGATGAATTAAATTGAAAATCAGTGACTTGAAAATCTGCTGAACTGACAACAGTTTCACTTGATGAATTCCATGTTGTTTCCATTAAATGAACAAAACTATTGTCTATTGAATAACTCCCAGAATTAACAGAACTTTTGATACCTAAGCCATCAGTCAATCTGTCATTAAAATAAACTGAACTAACCGAGTTTAACGCTGAAACATTAGACGGAGAAAGAAGCGTTTTAATAGAACAATCAACAGGAGTATGGAAAATCGGCCTTAGGTGTTTCCCGTAGTATACAGGTTTCCCAAAGTCAGCACCTGAGACTTTCGGATGCACGTTTGAGTATGAATTCGTAATTGGATAAAGTGGGAAAAATGGGTCTTTATCAAGAAACCTGTCATAAACTTTCAATGAAAATTTGTTTGGGTCCGATCCGTCACGCTGAATGCTTTGAACTTTTCCGAAATGCGGGTAAAAGAAGTCATCATTCAATGTCACTTTCAAACGAACTTCTGAACGTGGTAAATCTTTTATAATCGACTTAATGAATCCAAGTGAAGAAGAAAGCGTGACATCATAGTTCGACGGCTTCCCAAATCCACCGCCAAAACTAACCTCCCAACTAAGTCCAGAAATATCAATAATGTCTTTTTGATTAAAGAAATACGAACTGTTTGTATTTGCGGGAATAATCTCAACTTGTATTTCACTCAAAACACTAGTTGAGCTGTTCACACTCGCAATTGTTCTCATGATACCTTTAGCCTTCCATTAATAACCATCTCCTCTAGCATCTGCCTAATTTCTTCACTTTGTGCTTGTGGGTTAATTGCTCGAACGTTGAAAGTAATATTCATCGGAGTAACACTACCTTGATTTTCACTCCTTGAAAGAACTCTTTCTCCTGCTTGAAGTTTTGCAATACCTTCGTCAGGTTGCATACCGGGCAGCCTTAACAGATTGCTTTGATTTATTTGACCACCTTCATGGAAACTTAAAACGCTTTGAATTGGAAGCTTAAAACCACCGCCACCACCACTTACTGCGGATTCCATTGAGCTTTTTAAAAGATCCCAAAAAGAAATAAAAGAAACGCTTGTTCTACCAGTCCCAAAAATTGCGTCATTCATCTGATTAATAATTGCTTGCCAAAAATTAACAGATTGCCCAGTCGTGTTTTTGAAAAAGAAACCAATATATCCCATTAGCATTTCCCAAAAATTAACAGAATACCCGAAATTGTTTTGGAAAAGGTTTTGCAAGCTCCACCAAGCACGCTCCCAAAAGTTCACCACTTGGCCACCTGCATTTCTGAAAATATCGACTAGACCATTCCAAGCAAAGTGCCAGAAATTAACAATAGCCCCACCGTAGTTTGTAAAAATATCTACTAAACCATTCCAAGCATTTTTCCAAAAGTTAACAACCTGCCCACCGTAGTTTGTAAAGATAGTTATTAAATTATTCCAAGCAAGATGCCAAAAGTTCACAATTGCACCGCCGTAGTTTGTGAAAATATCCTTTAGATAATCCCATGCCAAACTCCAAAAATTAACAATTTGATTGCCTGCATTTCTGAAAATATCGACTAGACCGTTAAAGGCAAAACTCCAAAAGTTTACCACTTGGCCGCCGTAGTTTGTGAAAATCTCATAAAGCGAATTCCAAGCAAAGTGCCAGAAATTAACAATTTGGCCGCCATAGTTTGTGAAAACTTTGTTTAATTCAACTCCTATCATGTTCCAGAAGTTAAAAACTTGACCGGTATAATTATTGAAAATTTTATTAAATTCAAAACCTACTTTTTCCCAGAAATTAACAACTTGCCCGAGAAACAAACGGTCAATTTCCATTCCAACCTTTTCCCAGAAACCAACAACTTTATGCGGCCAATTGAAGATGTCATCAAGAGCCGCTTTTGTTTTTGCTGCAAAACTATCTTTGTTATCAGTTGAACCAAACAAAGCAGAAATTTCACCAGTCCAGGCGTTTATTGTGTCTGATAAAAATTTCATGACTGCGATTAATGGCTGTAAAGTCACACTCATGACACGACCAACAAGCTCCAGTCCGGGTTTTATAGCCTCAAGTAATGGCAAAAATGCCTCAATAACTGGTATGAAAGCCTCTATAATTGGCCCAAAGAGTTTTGAGATTGCATCGTTTAGCTTTCCAATTGCTTCCTGTGCTTTTTCGTTTGCAAGTAAAACTTCCATACCAAATCCAACAGCCGCGCCCATTGGTCCACCTGCTTGAAAACCTTGCATAGCACCTGAAACGCCAAGGATTTGCTGACCCGCATTTGATGCAGATTGTGCAACAAAATCACCAAGCCCATCGTCAAAAGTCGAACCTCCAGCAGTTTGGTTTGATGTTTTTCTTTTGGGAAATGTTGTTATTTTTACATCAGGAATACTTGATAAAGTTTTTGATAAAGTCTTTGTTTCTTCTTTTGTTCCGAATATTGATTTTTTCAATTCATCAAAAGACTCTCTTAGACTTTGATTTTTCTTTGATGCATCAGACTCGCTATCATTCAAAGAATTAAAAGTTTTTGTTAATTTTTTTGCTTCCTCATCAGCAAAACCGAACGCAGTTTTTACTTTTTTAAATGATTCAATTAACGGAGTAGATTCTTTTTTTAATGTTGAGACTGAATCAGTAGTTCCATTTAAAGAGTCTTTTGCAGCATTTCCTTTTTCCTCAATAACTCCCAAATATTTACCAATTATTTGAAATACACTGGAACTTTTCATTGCATTATTCAGTACAATAAAACCTTCTTTTAGTAAGTCAATGACTGCTTTAACTCCGTTTAAAGCATGCTTGAGAGTTTCAATAACTAAAACAAAAGAACCTTTAATGAAATTACTTAGAATTTCGCTTTCTTCTTTTGAACCAAAAATAGCATTTTTTAAAGATTTGTAGCTTTCTGTTAGTTCATTAATAATTTCTTTAAGTGGAACCGAAACACTAATTGAATTAATTAATTGACTTGTGAAAGAATAAATTTCTTTTCCTGCTAATACAAAAGCCACAATAATATTTTCAATTGAATCGCCAAGGCTTGAAAAGAAAGAATTTATTTGCTCTTTGTTTTGAACAAGAAACTCATTAAATCCACTCGCAAGATTCGAAACACCTTGAACTAAATCCCTAAGAATACCGTCAAAGTTTTCAAAAATTGTTAGCTTTATCCCTGAGATTGAACTTTTAAAAATAGCAATATCACCATCAAGCGTGTTCAATCTTTCTTTTGATGCTCTCAGTGCGTCATTTGCATTGCTTTGCTTCTTTTCAAAATCTTCTAAACCTTTTGCGCCCTGTTGAATTAACTTTGCAAATTTAGGCCCGGCTTCCTGTCCCATTATTGTCAGGATTTCGCTTGCAGTTGCTCCAGACCTTGAAAGTTGTTCAATAATATCTTTGAACGAATTAGTTTCAGGGTTTACATCTTCAATGTTAATTCGTAGATCATACAAAGCCTTTTTTATTGATTCAGTTGGATTTGAGAGACGCGCCAATGCTCCATTTAAAGCCGTTCCAGCCTTTTCTCCTTTTACCCCTGCGTCTGCCATTGCTCCCAAAATGACCGTTAATTCATCAAACGACATCCCAAAGCTTGCAGCAGTTCCCGAAGATGTTTCTAGTGCTGAGATTAAATGGTGAATGGTTTGCGGAGATGCACCAACAGTTTTGACCATTCTATTTATTGCATCTTCTGCTTGCAATCCTTGTTCTTTAAAGATCCCAAGTTGAACAGCAGTTGCTCCAGCAGCAGTTGAAAGTTCAATGCCGGTTGCCGATGAAAGTTTCATCACATCATTAATTGAAGCAAGGATTTCTTCACTGTTTTGCCCAGCCCTAGCAAGTTCCTCCATTGCTTTTCCTGCTTGAGTTGCAGAAAATGCAGTTGTAGCACCTATGCCTTTTGCTTCATCTTTTAGTCTTTTGAATTGTTCTTGAGTGAGTGCTGTCACCGATTTAATATCAGCCATTTGCTGACTAAATTGACGGCCTTCAGTAACAACAGCGTTAAGAGGAGCGACTAGGCTTGAACTTATTTTTTGAAATAGCTCAAGCCCTTGATTTAATGCAATTACATTTTTTGAAAGGCTAGAAAATGTTTTGCTTGCGCCTTGGTCACGGCCTTTTATATTAATAACAATGTTTTCAGCCATTTCCTGCCTTCATTTTTTTACGAATTTGATTTTCTGCTTGTTCTTTGATTATATCGAAAACTTGATGGGTTATGTAAAATTGACTTAAACCACTTTTCCCATCAGGCCAACACCATTGATCAAAAGATTGCTCTTTCAAATTGTGGCACATTCTAAATCTTTGAACCCACTCTTGAAAACTTAACCCGCCTATTAATAGAAAAGGCTCGTAAATTATTCCGTTTGCGTAGGCTCTTGCAGAGGCTTTTTTAATTCCTCGCTTTCTTCTTTTTGCAAAGATGAACGATGGAAAAGCTCAAAAAGAATAGGCAATATCAAATGAATTAAAGCACCGACATTGAAAAGATCCTCCACCTTTGCATTAATGATTTCGTCATCTTCATTTTCAATTTGAATCCCCTTTAAATCCCTTGAATTTTTTGGAATTATATCTTGAGCAATTTCTAATAGTTCAGGGTTTGATATTTGATCAAGTCCAAACTCTTGCAACTCAAGTTCATTCATTGAATCAGAGTTAGCTTTCTTTAATGAGTTGATTAAACTCAAAACTTTTTGATAGCTTGCAGAATCTAATGGTTTTAATTCAATAGAAATTCCATTTTCCAATTCAAACTTTTCCCATCCCAATTTTAAAAGCATGACATCCTTTTTTGTTTAGTTTGTTAATTAATAACCGTCTTTAGTATTTACTAAAGTGAAGGTTGCACAAGTTGCGGAACTTGTGTTGTAAATTGCTTGCGCTGTAAAACTCGCGTCTATTGTTCCGGGCCCTGCAATAGTTGCATCAAACGTTTTGAAACGAAGCTTTGAGAAATCCATTTTCAAAGTATGCGGAGAATCGATATTTGTCAAAGTTACAATAAAGCTTGTTTCGTCTTGAGCTTCAAAAGACTGTTGATAGCTTTGAGAATTAAAACGAAAAGTTCCAGAAACTTCAATTGTTTGCTGTGAAGTTCTAACCGCTCTATGAGGCACTTTTCCATCTTTTAAAGTCCATTGATGTTCAAGATTGTTTTGAATGTTAACTGTTAAGTCTGACAAATCAAGCACTTCAACATCGTTAAAACTAACGCTTGATTGATCCCAGATAAAAGGCTTTGAAGATCCAAAAACCGGTGTGCTTGCGGCTGATCTTGTAAATCCACTTGCAACCATTCCAGCAGTCATATTGATTAACTGACCGTTTGCAATGTTAAGATTCAAGTTATTCACTAAGCAATCATAATATTGATAAGCACTGCCAACATCACGAAACACCTCAAAAGTCATCGGTGGAGTTGCTGAACGATCATCAAAATCAACGTTTCTAGTTTCAAAAACATGCGTCTGCGTTCCAGCTCCAGAAGTTGTTGAGACTTGTCCGAATACAGATTTCAGAAAGTAACCCATCTCAGTCGGCAATGCTTCCATTTGAACATCACCTTGCACCATATTTTGCCCTTCATGATATGGCGATTCTTGAAACCTTGCGTACATGCTTTGCTCTACAAGCTGCTCTTTTGCTTGAGTTAAACCTTCTGAAATGATGGGTACTGCATCAAGTGAACTTGTGAAAACAGTACCAAAAGAGTTTTGAAAGTTTACCATTAAATGGCTTTTCATTCCGTACATTTTAAACCTCGCTGTTAGAATCGTTATCGATTGTTGTTAATTGATCTTTTTTTTGATTCTTTTTTACTTCTTTAATTAATTTTTGAGATTTAAATTTATCAATTAAATTTTGATCTTGAATGAATACAGTTTTTTTATTTTCTACATTACCGAACCCAGGGACATGCCCAGATCTCCCAACCCATAAAAATTCGCTCATGTGTAAACCTCCGCTGTTATTAAAACGTTATATCCAAAAAAATAACTCTCCTCAACAATGTCCCGCTGAGGTTCAATTGAAAACTCCTTTATTTGCAAAACTGTTCCATTTAAAGAACGATTCGAATTAACAGCAGTGAATACACTTGTCCAAAGCTCATCAAGTAAGTTTTGCGCTTTTTCCGGGCTTTCAAAACTAACATCTTGAAGCACTAGCAAAAATTTAAGTTCAGCCATCCATGGTTGATTGATGTTTGAACGATACGGTGAAATTTGATGGTCTAAAGTGTAAACACCAACCCAAGGAGTCAAATCTGGATTGGTGTTTAATGGTTCCTCCTTGAACACATTTACGCCACTATTAACAAGAGTTTGATCACTTGAAATTGTTGTTAGTAAAGAGTGGGAAATACTATTGACCGCTAACATTTTTCCTCTTTATAAAATAGATATATGCAGGAATTACAATTTTCCTACCCTGCTCAACAGTTGGAAAAATCTTTCTTTTCGGGATCCTGTCATTACCGAATTCATGAATTGAAGCATAACCTGTTAAGCTTGATGCGCTGCTTTCTGTACTTTTAACTCTACCTCGTTGAGAAGTTGCGGAAACTTGAAAGTTTTCTTTTAATTTCCCTGTGTCTTGCAATATTTTATCAGAAAAGTTTTTCTTTCCCTTTCTTCTCATTGCAATCGTGATTGGTGAAAGCTTTTTCCACTTCAAAGTAGCATCTTCATGAAGCCCACCTTCTGCTTTAAAATTCCTGTCTATCCATGCACGTAAAACAGTTGCAGCGGCTAAGTTTGCGCCTCTTGTGTCCTTTATTGCTTCCTCAGTTCCTTTAAGAGTTTTCAGAAGCTGAGGAAAGCCTTTAATCGTTGTGATTATTTTCAAACCCATTAAAAATCCCTGTCAAATTCATCTTCTATCAAATCAGGGTCGACTCTTTGATAAATTGCTTCTCTATGATCAAAAACAGGGTTGTAATCTTGCGTATTACTCCAAGCTGTTGTTCGAGGATTTCCATTTGAAGCTTTTATCGAGAAACCGTCTGTAGTCACCATCGCTGTTCCACTGCTTACGATTGACGCAATTCTTTCATCAAGATAAGTTTTAAGCTCTTGTGAATCGGTCTGGTTTCGTGTCTTGTTTAATATTCCCAAATAAGAAAAATGAATTGACAAATCTTTTGCAGTTTCATTATTCGATGAAAAAGGAATGGTGAAATGGCCACCAAGTCGTTCATTTACAACAAGCGAGCCGTGAACTAGCCAAAAATTCTCAATCTCATCTTGAGTGATGCCTTTTGGACTGTAAAATCCTGAAAACTCGCTGTAAGTTGCGTACTTGATAGCCATTTTTCCTATAAGTATTCAAATTCATAAATATTAGTTTTTTCATCAAGAACTAGTTTAACGTAATTCTTTAAATCTTCAATATTTAAAAAGTGCGCACGCTCTGAACGTGTAGGAACTTTCCCAATATTATCACCAATATTCATCAATCTAGTTGCAAGGCCAAACTCAAATTCTATCCCACTTCCATTCGTCACCATCATAACAGCCTCTGTTAAGTACGGTAAAGAATCAGTCGCCATTCTAACCTGCTTCTTCTTTACTAACTCCCTCCAATATTCGATTGTGTCTTGGCACCTTTTAATCATTTCAGGAGTTACTTTTCTCCCGTTATGGTCCATCTCAAAACGGTTAAACTGAATCCAATCTCTCATCATGAGAAACTTAAAAAGATTCCTCTTGGATCCTTCTTTTAACTCTCTCAACATCAATGGCAAATTTCTTGAAAATCTTTTTTGTCTTATTTCTTCAGTTTCATACCCAAAATGAGAAATGCAAACTTGATCTTGAGGAATAAGAAAAGTTTTTCCACAACCATGATTCACTCTTGTTTCTGGATGCTCATGGACAATACCAAAAAACTTTATATTTTTTTTATTTCTAAAAATTCTGCAAGGTGTGTCCGTCTTTAAAAGTCCAGCTGGTTCAGTTGTAAAATGATGTTGAGCAACAGCGTATGAGTCAAACTGATTGCTTCTCAAATAACGCAAAAGATTTTCTTGATTTATCAAAACCTCATCGTCATCAATCCACATGATCCACTCTTTAGTCGCTTTTTTTAAGGTTCTATTTCTTGCTTCTGCAAACCCAGTTTCAAGCGGGGATTTTATTCTAAAAACTTTTGCTCCAAAATCTTCCGCAACTCTCCAGGCATTTGATTTTTTTGATCCGTTATCGATCCCCACAATGATTTCATCTGCAATTTGCTGAACAGATCGAAGCGTTTTTCCTAAACTCAATCCATCATCTTTGCAAATGATACAAACGGATAAAGTTTGAGGAATTGAATTAAGTTTTTCAACTGAATCAAGTTTCCCAATTTTCTTTTTTGAAGTCTTGAAAAAGAATGAATATTGGCCAAATATATTCTTGAAAAGATCCCTACCACCTGCAGTGAAAGTTAAAGAAAAACCTTCTTGTTCTCTAAACATTTGAAGGATTTCTTGTTCTGTAAAATCAAAACAATCGCTTGAGCTGTCAAAGTTGTTTACAGGAGTTGAAAAGAACAAATACCCATCTTCAGCTAAAAAGCTTTTTATTTTTTCAACAAATTCACACGGGTTTTCTTTTTTGTTCAATAAATCACTACAGATAATTGCGTTTGCTTGAAAATCCATTTTTAAAGATTCAATTTTTTTTGTATAATAAAAATCGATATTTGTGATTTTATTTGAACTAGCAAAATTCTTAGCAGCTTCCACCCTTTCTTGACCCTCATCAACGCCAATAAATCTCAAGTGAGGCATTTGCTTTGCCACTGACATCATTCGGCCACTAAATCCACAAGCAAGTTCAAGAACTATCTCTCCAGGTTTCAAGCTTTTCAAAAAGTGGAACAATGGCAAATTTTCTGTCTTTGTCAAATTTAATTGGTCATTGCCAATTTCAATCAATTCCGAATTCTTATCAATCTTCCTATGGTTCAAATATTTATTTGCTCGATTGCTTTTCGATAAATTATTTTGAATTTCTCCTTCTAAAATAGAAGCAGAGTTTTTAAAATTAAACTCCTCACTTTTCCCAAGTGCTGACTGGTATCTTTTTTGATAAATTTCTTTATCATCTAATACTTTTGTGATTTCCTTAGCAAATTCATCAATGAAGTTTTCGCTTTTTGGATTCAAAAAAACAGAATCGCTTTCTTTTAAAGTTTCAGGTAATGCACCAGCGTTTGTTGTTATGATCGGAGTTCCACAACTTAATTGCTCCATGACCGTGATGCATGAAGTTTCTTCGAATTCTGTAGGGTACACATGCAAAGCGCAATTCTTTTGCAAGTCTTTCAAATCCGTCTTTGATAAAGGGCCCAGATTGACAACATTTGGAAGTTCTTCGCATCTTTGCCAAAGTGCTTGATAGAAACCTTGCATTTCTTTTGTTGTGTTGTCGTAACCGCAAACGTTCAACTGAATTTCAGGATCTATTGAGTATAATTTTTCCATAATCCCGCCAGGCTTTAGCAGGTTTTCAAGTCCTCTTTCTGGTCTTGATGAATACACAATTTGCTTTGATTCCCTTTTTTCTTCTGCATCAATAACATGTTCAATGTCATAAATTATTTTGTCGACTGCGTTAGGAAGCACGCCAACAAGGCTTTCTTTCAAATCGAAAACCCTGCAAACTTGCTCCTTATGGAATTCAGAAACACAAAATATTTTATCGAGAAATGGAAGTGACAAATTAATGTAACCTTGCATTCTTCTTAAAGCCAGATCATGAAGCCATAAAAAGTTCAATTTGCTGTTGTATTTCTTCATGAAAATATGAGGAATTCTTTGCGCAAGTATCACGTCACTAGGTACAGTTTCAGCATATTGCTCAAAGTTATCACCAAAAGGAGTTTGTTCTGTAATATTACCAATTGGCATATATTTGACATTATCAAAAATCCCGTGCTCTCTTGCATTGGTGAACATCATTACATCATGACCACGTTTTGCCATTTCACGGGCTAAGTAATAACCAGAACTTTCACTACCGCCAAGACTTTTGCCATCTGAAATAGTTTTCCCATCAAAAGGCATTCCAGCCACATAAATCAAAATTTTCATAAAGAACCGTTTAGAAGTGGAATCCAAAATTGCTGCGCAACTTCACTCCATGTTAAGAAAAAGTTACCATCTAAGTTGATAACTGATTTTTTAATTGATTCCTTTTTTTCAATTAAAAACTCTTTTGCGTCGTGATATTTTCCAACCGTTTCTTTTAGTGCCCCAATTTTGTTCACTACAGGAGCTGCGCCCATGTATTGGGCTTTTACAGCATTCAAACAATAAAGCTCACTACGCGGATTATTTAATGGATGGAACCAATATTTTGCTTTCCCTAGTATTTTGTAGAACTCACTTTTTGAAAGTTCACCAAGCAACTCAACATCTTTAAAACGTTTTAAATATTCTCTTAAATTATTGTCTCCTGAATATGAGATCTTTAGTTTCAAAGATGGATTTTTCTTTTTTACATCTTCCCAGTAAAGCTCAAGAAAATCTAAAATCCCACGGTTTGGGCAAGAGCAATACAAAAGAAAATCATCTTTCTTTTCGCTTTTAAACTTATCAAGCAAATCAATATCAATTCCATGTGGAAAGATTATTTTTTTTGATCTTACGACAAAAGGTTCATTTCTTTCATGAAACTTTGTGAGATAGATTATTTTTTGAAGGTTTTTTGTGTTGTAGGTCCTGTTAATTTCAGAAGACCACAAATAGCAATTTTTGTTTGATTCGGGGATTTTATTAAGGAATGCAGTATTCTTAAAGAAAATGGTTTTTGTTGATTTAAGATGTGCTTGGTTGAAGCTTTGGAGGGGTAGGTATCTTACATTTCGGAAAGTCTTTTTTTCTTTCCCAGTTTTAAAAACTGAGACATCAAAATATTTGCTTAACTCTGTTGCTAAATAAACTACGCATTCCTCAGATCCTTTCAAGTTTGTGTCAATTTGTTCCGGATCCCACTCAAAATGAGTACGATTAACAACAAAATTAAGTTTTTCCATATTACTTTTACTCTATTTTTGGTTTTCTACCTCTTTTTTTAAATGTTTGTTCAGTATTAGCATATTTTTCGACTACTTCAATATTTTTTAACGTATTTGTTTCTAAATTAGCGTATTTAGGATGTTTTTTGAGAATATCCATATTTTTTTCAACATGTTCAGGCCCAGCGTTTTCACAATCAATCATGAAGCGTTCAAGCTGTTCAAAACTACTGTCAAAAGGTTTGCAAGGTGATACCGCCATATTTTTCCTTTGTGTTATGTTTGACGGCTAGCAATTTAAGACTAGCCGTTTTTTATTTTACTGACTTGAATTACAATTCAACAACAAAGCCCCTAAAGGTTTTGCCAGAATTTTTTCCGCTTGATAGTAACCAATCTCAATAAAATCAGCTTTTTTGAAGCTGTCATAAGGATGCCGCTCGACATTCATATTCGGCAAACCGGGTTGAGTCCAGCGCAAAGTGTAACCGAATGAAGGCTCCTCAATTGAAGGTCTGTCAGTGACATAATAAATCAAAACGTTATCTTTCCAGATACTTTCTAATTGTAGCCCTTGACCTTCCTCGCCATTGTTTTTGAAAGCTTTACCGATTAAAACTTTCTCAACTTGAAACAAACTGGCAATCTCTTGCACTGTCGCATTGACTCCACCGCCGCTTACACCAGCAGCTTTAGTTTTGTTAATGATTTTTTCATTTCGAGAAATGCTTTTGAAAGCATCAGTACCGAAAGCAATTGCATTGGGCCAATAACCGGTTGCTGTCTCGATATGGTCCATCATTGTATTAATGTCTGAATACGGATCAGAGTTTACATAATCAGTCCAGGAGCTAGAAACGTTTGAACTTGTTCCTACGTTTGTCGCGCTGGTAACATGATTTGCAATTCGATTCTCCCAGTCTAAAGTGAGCTTGTCCATCAAAAAACCGGAACGGCTTCTTTCAAGATTGCTCAAAAAAAGTGGGTCAGAATTTTTTCTTTCTTCAAGAGTTATCTTTGCTTTCATTGCATAGTTAGAAGCAAAATAAGAACTTGAACCTACTCCAAACTCAGCTTCGTTTGCTTCTGCTCCAGGTGACCTTCCTGTCTCTACAATCCGAAACAAGTCCTCCTGCTTGTATTCAAGAATCATGTCCGATTGATGCGTTACAGGAACAACAGGGAAAAGCATGTCTGCAATCATCCCTTTAGGTCTGTAATTCAGCATCAAGTTTGTTAAATGTTTGTCCACATGGACATTATTTGCGTTAACGTATCCCATGATCACCGCCTTTCTTAGTATTGAACATCAAGCGAGCTTGTCGCATAATGAGGAGTTGAAAAATTAATAGCAGCATTAAAAGTCGATCCTGAATTTCCAGCAGCACTTGCCTGTAAAGCACGCCCCACAATCAAATCTCCTGAATCTGCATTGATAAAATAACCGCCAGTTGTCACTTTTAATGAACGATTGACTGTGACAACGTCACCCGCTGCAACCATCATTGTTCCCATAACTCGATACTCAGCAGTTTGGCCACTTGCTACAGTAGTTTGCAGAACTCCGTCAGTTAGATCTCCAGTTGCTGCAACATTACCCGTCGCTGTATCAATTGCTAGACCTAAATTGGAAGCTGCTGAAAGATCGGTTTGAGTTGCAAACGTCAAATTCGAATCTGAAATGTTCGGAGAACTAAAGTTAAAAAAACCTTCATTGACTGAACCGGATGCGCAACTATACATCGCTTGACCGACTTCAGAAGTCCCACGATCTGCTACAACAAAATAACCCGATGTTGTCACTGTAAGCTTGTCACCTTTTGTGATTGCTTCACCAGCAGTGAACTTTTCAAAGCCGAAGGTGGTAATTGTGACACTTTTGCCACTCAAACCACCAAAACAAAGAATCCCAGTTGCTTCCGCTCCTGTATTCGCAATTTTCCCGTCATTATTTGCAATTGCTTTATAGATATGACCGGTTCCAGCTACTTCTGTGTTTAGATTCTCAGCAGCAGTGATCGAAACGCCGATTGTTTTATTTTTTTGTGACATTAGATTCTCCCTTCACTGATTGCTAAAGTAAACCGTTTGTATTCTTCAGCCTTTTTTGGATTTGCTGAAAAAAACAATTGAGACGCTTCAAAATAATCTTTGCCCGTATTTGCTTGGATCTTTGAAACTTCAGAAAAGATAAACTCGTCAATGCGCAAACCGCTTTCTGAAAAATCGGATGAATCCGAGCTTTCGGTGCTTGGTAAACTGTCATTTTTATAAGATCGTGAAACCTCTTGCATTAATGAAGCAGGCAAAAACAATTCACTCCCTTCTGAAAAGTTTGCTTTTTGTGCATCAAGAGCAATGTTGATTTTTTCTCTCATCGCTGGAGAAAGTTTTCCATCTTTCACGTCTTGATCAAAGTCAGCTAAAACTTTTGTTTTTGCTTCTGAGAAAAGAACGTTTCTATTTTTTTCTTTGAGAGCTGCATTTTCTGCTTCAATTTGTTGAAGCCTTTCTTGAATCTCAGCAAATTTTATTTCTTCTGTCATTTTTTCCCTTTCGAAAAAAAGATATGGTTTTTCTTGAGTAAAACAGAGAGTTTCTTTTAAAACTGGCGCGGTATCACCAGCAGTTCTCTCACTTAAAA